ATATTTTGCTGGATTTGTTATGGGGATTGCAGCTTCAATGGGACTTACTGTTCGTTGGGGTGGAGATTGGGATAGAGATACAGAATTAAAAGATAACAACTTTGATGACTTACCTCATTTTGAGATAAGAGATTAATTATTAACAAACGGAGAATATTATGAGTGATGCAAAAGAAGCCCGCAGAACAGCAAAAATGTTGGCAAGAATTTCAAAAGAAATGGCTGCAAGACCAAACTTAGTAAAAGCTGGAAAAGGAGCTATTGCAGTAGCAGATTTGTTTGCACCAGTTCCAGGTGGAAAAGCAAGAACTGTGGTTAGAACAGGTAAATTGCTTAAAAAAGTTAAAGATGCAGCAGTTTTAAGAAACACAATGCAAGTATCTACACCAGCATTAAGAAAAGCTTATCAAGAAATGATGAAAGCTAATCTTATTAATCAAGGACAAAAAGCTGCTCTTGGTGGCATGGGAATAGGTGCAGCCGCTAAAACGGTTTATGATAAAGTACAGTCAAAAAGAAAGAAAAAGTAATAAGGTAACACATGGCTAAACGTGGAAGAAAAAACAAAGCCGATGTAAATAGACATTTATTTAATCAGGCTAATAGTTATTTTAGAAAAAAATGGTTTACTGATTCTCAAAAAAGTATGGACTTTTATTTAAATGACCAACTTTCAGCAGAAGAAAAAGAACATTTAAAAGAAGGTGGTATGCCAGATTTTACTATTAATCGTATAACACCTGCTATTGACATTATGAAATTTTTTGTCACAGCTAATAATCCTAGATGGCAAGCAATTGGAACAGAAGGTAGCGATTCAGATATTGCGCATATTCATAGTATGATTGCTGAATATTGTTGGCATTTGTCAAGCGGTAAAAGTTTGTTCAGTAATGTTATACAAGATTCTTTAGTAAAAGGTTTAGGATTTTTTAAAGTAGAAGTAGACCCAGATGCTGATAGAGGTATGGGAGAAGTAGTTTTTAAAACTATTGACCCTTACGATGTATATGTAGACCCTACTAGTAGAGATTTTTTATTTCGTGACGCTAACTATATTATAGTTCAAAAAAACTTATCTAAAACTGCTTTAATTAGTATGTTACCAGATTTCAAGAAAAAAATTGTACGTGCTAGTGGGCAAATACAAACTAAACAATATTCTATGAGAGATGTTCACGATTCAGAAACTATACAACCTGGAGATATTGAACAAGAAGCGCATACTTTAGAAGGAGAACAAGATGAAATTCTAGATTTTTACGAAGTATATTCTAAAGAAAAAGTCGCTTATGTTAATTTGTGGATGAAACAACCTCCAACAGAACAAGAATTAATTGATATAAAACAACAAACTCAATTTCAAATAGAAGAAATGCAAAAAGAAATGCAAGTAGCTCTTATGGAAAAACAAAAAGAGTTAGAAGCTTTAGTTGTAGAAGGTGAAATCATAGAAGAAAGAATGAACATTGAAATTGAAAAACTACAAAGAGAAAATTTAGCTAAATTAGAAGAACAACAAGCTTTAATGGAAGCTCAACTTGTAGAAACTCAAACTAAGACTGTTCAAGCGACTATGGAAAAAACGCAATTTGATTTAAATATGAAAGAACCTGTGTTTAGAAATCAAGTTGTAGATATTATAGATTTTTATAAAACTCAAATTAAAGTTTGCGCTTCAGTTGGCGATATGTATTTATACGAAACAATACTTCCTATAACTGAATATCCGATTGTACCAGTATGTTATACTCATACAAATACTCCTTATTCAGTAGGAGCTGTTTTGCCTTTAATTGGAAAACAAAGAGAAATTAATAAAGCGCATCAAATAATGCTACACAATGCAAATCTTGCAAGTAATTTAAGATGGCTATATACCGAAGGTAGTGTAGATGAAGAAGAGTGGGAAAAATATTCAAGTTCTCCTGGAGCTATGTTAAAATATAGACAAGGATTTGACCCTCCAGCAGCTGTTCAGCCTTTACCAATTAATAATGCTTTTTATACAGTTACCCAACAAGGTAAAAATGATATAGAATACATTAGTGGTATTTCATCTAGTATGCAAGGTGTAGGGCAAGATAGTCACGAAACATATCGTGGTATGTTGGCTATGGATGAATATGGAACACGAAGAATTAGACAATGGGTTAATAATGTTATAGAGCCTTGCTTAGAACAAGTAGGTAAAGTATTTAAACAAATGGCTCAATATACTTATAGTACTCAAAAAGTATTTAGAATTGTTCAACCAGAAGCTGGAAATGAAGAAGGGACAGTACAAGAAGTTTCAATTAATATTCCAATATATAATGATTTTGGAGCAGTTGTTGAAAAATTTAATGATTATCAAGGAGCCGATTTTGATATTAGAATAGTAGCAGGTTCAACTCAACCAATAAATCGTTGGGCGCTATTAGACGAATATTTTAAATGGTATCAAGCTGGCTTAATTGATGATATTGCAATGTTAGAACAAACAGACATACGAAATAAAAAACAATTAGTACAAAGAAAAAGTATGTATTCTCAAATGCAATCACAAATTGCTTCTTACGAAGAGCAAGTAAAAGACCAAGAAGGAACAATAGAGACATTAGAAAGACAATTAGTACAAGCGGGAATTAAAGATAAAATTAATGAAGGTACAAAAACATTAGATAGAACTTTAACCCAAACTCAAGCTGAACAGAAGTTATTGCAAGGTCGTATGAAAGACACTGTAGATTTAGCTAAAAAAGAAATGCAAATGCAACAGAAAAACAATGTTGCAAATAAAGATAAATAACTGTAAATTAAAAGGAGTACAGTATGAATGAAAATATGAACACGGACAACTTACTAGAAGATGATGCTATTAAAGCAGAAAATTCAGTAACCCCACAGGAAGATGATACTGTGGCTGAAGATTTTTTTTCTCAGCTTGATAAACAAGTTATGGGTGAAACACTAGACCAGCCAATTCAAGCTCAAGAAGAGCAAGTTCTCCAACAAGAACCTGTTCAAGAGCAACAAGCTCAACCAGAAATGGATGTAGCTAATTTAGAAAAGAGATATTCGGATTCTTCTCGAGAAGCTAAACGACTTAACACTCGTTTAAATGAGTTAGAACCTTATATGCCTTTACTAAATGCAATGAAAGAAGACCCTAATTTAATTTCTCATGTGAGAGGTTATTTTGAGGGTGGCGGCTCAGCTCCAACGAGTGTAAAAGAGCAACTAGGTTTAGACGAAGATTTTGTTTTTGATTATGACGATGCTTTGTCAGACCCTAATTCATCATCTGCGAAATTGTTTAACGCAACAGTAGATGGGGTAGTACAACGAAGATTGGGAGATTTTGCAAAACAACAATCCATGCAATCTCGTAAAGCTTCAGAAGAAGCAGCTTTTAAAACAAAGCACAATGTTTCTGAAGAAGATTATGAAGATTTAATGAATTATGCAAAATCACATAGACTTTCATTAGAAGATGTTTATTATTTAAAAAATAGAGATAACCGAGATACGCAAGTAGCAGGTAATGCTCGTGAAGAAGTAATACAACAAATGAAAAATGTAAGACAAATGCCAACAAGCGTTGCTTCTAGTGGGAATGTACAAAGAGAAGAAAAATCAGTAGACGATGCCGTTTTTGACAAGTTGTTAGCTCAAGGTGCTGGGTTAGATAAGTTAATGTAAACAAACCCATAAACCCTTAGGAGGATTATTATGGCTGACCAAGACTATCCAGTAGCAAGTCCTTTAGCGATAGCTACTAGTACTGGGTTAACCGAATCCTATCGTAATGATGTAGCATTGTCTACAGGTGATTTACGTAGAAGATACGACTTTAGTGAGAGATTTTCTGAATTGTCTCTTGCTCAAACTCCGTTCTTTAGATTAGTGTCAACACTAGCTAAAAAGCCAACGGATGACCCACAATTTAAATTCACAGAAAAAAGACACTCTTTTATGAAAAGATACGCATATTGTGTAGGTTTCAGAAAAGCAAGTGGAACAGTAGTAAACGATGCAGCTTTTAAAAAGCTAGCAGGTGATGCTGTTATTGACGCTGTAGGAAATGAATTACAATTAATATTTGCTTCAGATTATAAATCTGCAGGTAATTTACAAAATGTATATTCACAAACTAATGGCGCAATCAAAATTGGTGACGTAGCAACAAGACCTGAGTTTTTCCAAAAAGGTCAAGTAATTAAAGTTCCTACTACATCAACAGCTCAAGGCGGTGCTCCAACTGATTATATGTTATTTAGAGTAACTGAAGTTAGACCATCAGGCGCAGGCGAAACACTTAACATTGGCGGTGGCTCAATTAATGCAGCAGAAGTTATTGAACTTAAAGGAAAGATTTTAAGATTTCCTACTGGTTCTTTAGAAAATGCGGCTATGAGAAGTGACGCTAACGTAGCAGCAGTAGCTTCATTAGATATTGCTGAAGACTTAGAAGGTAGAAGAAGTTACGTAGTAGGTAATGCTCACGAAGAAGGTTCTTCTCTAACTAACGAAGAGTGGAAAGACAATCCATATTCAACTGGCTATGGACAAACTCAAATTTTTAGAACTCAATTCGGTATGACTAATACTGCAAGAGCAACAGCTCTAAAGTATGAACCAAACGAATGGGCAAGAGTTTGGAAAGACAAGCTAATTGAACACAAATGGGATATTGAACACGCTGGACTATTTAGTACACAAGTGAGTCAAGACTCAATCGCACATACCCAAGGTGCAGTAGACTATGTTTTAAATTATGGAAATTTATTTTCTTGGACTAGCGCTAAGACTATAGACGATTTCTTACAAGACATGTCTAGATACCAAGACCCAAGATACAATCAAGACGCAGCTACAGTATTCTTATGTAGTACTGAAGTTTACACTTGGTTGCATAAACTAGGCGGATTCTTTAAACAGAATCTTGGCATTGGTCAAACTAATGCTGGTGCTTCAAATGCTGGAAATCAAGCATTATTTGGCGCAGACCTAGCGGTAACTGGTCGTAAAAAAGTAATGGGATTAGACGTAACTGAAATTTCTACAGTATATGGTAACATGAATGTTGCTAGATGTATTGCTTTAGACGGTTCACACGTTAAAATCTTAGCACTTAACATGAATCACGTTAAATACAGACCACTAGTTGGTAATGGAGTTAACAGAGACACTTCTATTTATGTCGGAGTTCAGAATTTAGAAAACTCAGGTGTTGATAAGAGAGTCGATATGATTCTAACTGAAGCTGGTTTTGAGTATATGATGCCAGAATCACACGCTATTTGGGTATAACCGAATAGATAATTTGCATTGGGTCTTTGTAGGTTCTTTACCTCCTTTCTCCCTACGGGGACCCATTTGCGAATAGGAGATATATATGAAATTATGGGAAAAAGTAAATAATATAACTGGAAACGCTTCTAAAGCTAGATTTTTAGTAGAACATCTAAATGCAGGTGCTAAATTTATTGTATCTAGTTTGCCTGAAAAGTTTTTATGGTCTATTGCTTCTGAAGTAGAAATTAATGGATTTGATAGTACTGGAGCAAGTGTTATTGGAAATGGTTCTGATTTAGCGTATGATAAAATATTAGCGGTGTATCGTAAAGATGGTGCTAAAAAAAGAATAGCATCAGAAATACCTCCAGCTAGTATACATTCTGCTGATGAATCTGATAGTTTGTCTTTCCCTACTAAAATGTTTCCAAAATATTATAAATTAAGTGGTAAAATATATATTAAACCAGACCCTGATTATAATGCACACGTGGGGAGTGGTAATTCGTATCAACATGCATATACGAATGCAAGCGGAACTACTGTAACAGTAGATTCTCAACAAGGAGACAAAGGAGTTATTGTTTATTCAGCTCCCCCAGTAATTGATGAAAATACAGATTCTTGGGTATTAACAGAATTTGAAAACGTAGCTTTATTATATGCAGCATCATTAGATATGCTAAGATTATCTACCTCAATAGATGCTGAAAAGATTTTTGAAGGAGGTATGGCTTCCGTAGACACAACAAGCAAAACAAGTTTGAGT